TTCTTGGCACACGCCAAAAAACACGATGGTGACAAGGATTAGCAGGAGCAGGGTGATGGTTGGCCGGAACAGCGTGATGGTGTTCGCAGCCCACGGCGAGATGTTATCGGGAGGTGTAGCCGCTTGCTGACTAGCCGTGAAAGCATCCCACTTAGCCTTGTCGCTGGCAATGTCAGCCATAGCCTTAGCCTTCTCAAGCTCGCGCTTGTGCTCTTGAGCTGCTTTGTAGTTGTCAAAAAAACCATTACCAATACGGAGCAACACTCCGAGAGCACCACCACCAAGGGCATTTGTAAAAAGGTCGAGCATAACTTACACGGCTTTAGGGTTGGTGAGACGGCGAAAGAGGAAATACGGAAGCCAAATCCACTTTGGGATGCGTATGATCTGAACATTGGTATTCACCGCATACGGTGCCTCTGCATCCCACAACTTGACGCGAATGGGCTTACCGTCTGGCGAACAGCAGGTATGCAACAGCACGTTCTTGGTTGGTGCTCTGCCAAACTTCCAATAGTTGTCGTACTGCCCCAACTCGACGGTGCCGCTTACAACGCAGTTGTGAAGTTCAAATCCGTCAATGGCTCCCTTCACCGTCACCGAGCCCTGAATGGTGCAGGAAAGGAAGGCATAGTCACTACCGCGCACACAGTCGATACTATCCTCACGGCTAGCGGGGATGGTTAATCCGCGAGCCGAAAGGTTTTTCACATCTGAGCATTTAAACAAGTCGTCCCATTGCTTCGGGTCGCTTGGTGCTTGCCAGTCCTCAGACGTAACCAGCCTATCGTTGTCCTGTGGGCCAACGTAAGAACGCCAATTAACGTCTGAGGTGCCAGCCATGTTATTCGGCTTTCTTCTCTTCTTTAGGCTTAAGAGCTTCAACGAGCACTTCCGCAGACTTGCGGAGGATTTCGTGTTGCTCGGCTGGCAGAGGAGCGAGGCGGGCGGCAGCGTACAGGTTGTTGAGGGCTTGTTCAGTTGTCATGTTATTTGGTTTCGAGTGCGGCCAAACGTTGAGACAAAATTTCAACTTGAGCAACTAGATTTGCGTTCAAGCCGTTCAGCTCTTGAACAGCTTTAACCAGCGCAGCGTAGATGCCTTCTTTTTCCAAGCCTAAACGAGTTACCGTTTCACCATCTTCCGTCGTTTCAAATTCCTTAACAAGTTCCGGCATCACTGTCTGAACTTCTTGAGCGATGAAACCATACTGCGTGCCTTGGTTAACCGTGTCCGATAGCCATTTGTAGGAGACGGGGCGAAGCGCAAGAATGGAGGACAAGCCATAACTAAGATTGGTGATGTCAGTTTTAAGGCGTGCATCAGATGGATTGGTGCTGGTTAGAAGTCCTGCGTTAGAATAAACAAGTCCTGTTCCGAGGGATGGAAGAGTCAGACCAGTGGAGGAAAATGTCCCGCGAGTAGTACCGCCCGCATCCATTTTAATTGTGTTGCCTGATTTTGAAACAATGGCCGTATTGTCGTCGGAACCAATGCCAATCAAGATTTGCTCTGCATTTCCAGATGTCGTTCCACGATAGTAAACATTGTTTGTCGTGATTCGCATCGAACCGCTAGATGTCGATGTACCCGTAACCGCAAGTCCAGTGGAACTCACATCTGTCACCACAGTATTGTTTACAAGGGTCTTGACTGGCGATGCCGCGCCCGTGCTGCCGTAGTAGATAATTCCCGTAGTTGCCGAGGTGCCGACGATGAACGGTGTGGATGCGGTACTTGAAATGTTGCCGCCCGCGCTTATCGCACTTGTAACAGCCAATCCAAAACCCGCGTTGATCGACATGGTAACAAGCGGCGAAGCCACAGTGTTTCCGATGAAAGAGAGCGAGCCCGTTGATCGGTCGTAGGACAATCGCGCAATGCCGCCCGCTTGATTGCTAGGGACTCCGAAATAAAGCGTGGAAACCGTGCCGGAAACTCCCGCGCCCACTTGGTCGTTTGTGCCGCCAATGGCAAGCTGTTGCTGAGGGGCGGTTACGCCGATGCCGACGTTGCCGCCGCTCGTAGTGACTAGTGTATTCGCCGCCGTGCCATCGGCAAAAGAAACGCCGTCAAAGGTCACTGCGCCCGTCGCGCTCAACGCGCCTGTAACCGCGAGTCCGGTGGAGGAGAAGGCGCCAACGTCAGTCTGTGTTCCGCTCGCGCTAATAAAACCAAGCGTGGTGGTTGACGTAGATGCCGAGCCTACGTTGAGACGAATATACGACGCACCAACCGAAGTGTTTTTTCGCCCACTTGCACCGCCTGAAGAACCGTAATAGTTGTTTGAAAGAATTACGTTACTTACAGAAATGCCGGGTTCTCCAGATTGAAAGTAAGCGGATGCTGTGCTCGATGCGCTGTCAGAAATTCGGACAGAGCCGTTAAAGAAGTCGGCACCACCGCCAAGTATGACGGTGCCTGTCGTTGTTAAGGTCGTAAACGCGCCCGTGCTCGGCGTCGTGGCTCCCACGCTTCCGTTATGCGCTCCGTTTGTGTTAATCGACGCTGTGCCTGTTAGGTTCGTGACCGTGCCGCTTGTAGGAGTGCCCAATGCACCATTAAACAGCACCGGAGCACCCGCGCTGCCAGTATTAACCGCCAAAGCCGTTGCAATGCCCGTGCCGAGACCCGAGACGCCCGTGCTGATGGGCAGACCTGTGCAGCTCGATAGCGTGCCACTAGAAGGCGTGCCGAGTGCGCCGCCGCTTACCAACAGCGTCGAGCTTGTTGGAATGGTTGTGCCATTGAGCGTAGTTGTGCTGCTAGACGACAGGCTTGTAAAAGCCCCAGTAGATGGGTTAGAAGCCCCAATAGCTGTGTTTGTAAGGCCAACCGACGAATAGTCCGTGCTCACCCCAACAACGGCTCCTGTGCGCCCAAACACGCTAGAAACAGCGTCCGTCAAATCAACCTTCTCCCATGCCGTACCGTTGCTGATAATCCAGTCGCCGATGGCAAACGTAATGCCAAACTGCGTGCCAGCCGTGCTGACAACGTAATAGTCGCCCTTGGTCGAAGCCGCGGGGGAACTATTCAGCGTTGGGTTATTCGTGGAAGCATTCCATGTCCCCTTATAATTGACCGTTCCGCTAACAATCAGCGGGGGAGAATAGTTGATGATTTGGTCAAAAATGCCGGACATGGTTAAATGTAGTTGAGTTCGCTAATCGTGAATACGCCAGTACCGCTAACCGCAATGACTTTGGCGTTCCTTGCCCAGCCCGCGCTCCAGATGCCGCTATTGCCATCCTTGAAGATGTGCCCAGCGGTGGTGGTGGGGGTGGAGCCATCAATAGTGAGCCGAATGTCAGCGCCTTCCAACGTCCAGTAGATGTGGCTAGTGTTGGGATTGAGGGCCGCGACAATGAAGTTGGAGGCCGTAGCACCAACCGAGAGGGTACGCATGGATGTTCCGCTAACCGGAAGCACCTGCATTGGGCCATTAACTATGCGTGAGTTTGACATAATTAGACGGTGAATGGGGTTGCCTGAACCGAAGCATCCGTAGCGTTGGCGCGAATGAACTTAGCCGCCATAGCCGTGTTCTTGTTCCAGAAGAACGGAGGGGTGAGTTTCTTAAACAGATGGCCGTTGGTGGAGCTAGGATTGCTACCATCAAACGTCACCATCACATCGTCGCCCTGAATATCAATGAGGACATACTTGGTTTTGGCAGACGACCAAGCATTCGTGAGACTAACTACCGCCGTGCTAACCGCAAGGCGTTCGTCCGTTTCACCAGTTGGCGTAGGATAGAGATTAACAACGAGGGAGTTATTCATTGACGGGATTGTGTTGAAACGTAGGTAGAAATGCGGCGAAACAAAGCATTGTTATTGCGCTGATTTTGAGCTTTGCTTAACTCTAGCATGAGATAGTTCATGGCAATTTGCTCTTCAGCAATGGCTTTGTCAACCTGACCATCCATACGCAAGAAGTCGGCATAGGTGGCATGGGCGGCGTAATAGAAGAACTCCAAGGGAATGTCCGTTGAAATGGCCGTATAGGGGCCGGGCCATTGCTTCTTGTAACCAACCCAGAAACCAGAGTTGCCTGTGGCGTTGTTAATGACCGTCGCACCATCGCTATCAACAAAGAACTCATACTCGCAAAATCCGTTAGTGCTAAACGGATTGGCGTTCCAGATACGGTTGAAGTCAGAAATGTCGGCAATAGCAACGGGAGACACGGTAGCGGTGCCGCTGTAAGTCTCGGAACCTGCGCCAGAGCTCAGGCTGTAAGTGAACGTGTCATTCTCCACGTTCGTTGTCTCAATGCCTGTAACCGTAAAGGTGCCGTTGGGAGTCACTGTGCCACTAAGGCCGCTAATCGTAACACTCATGCCAGAGGCAAATGTCACTGCGGCTGTGCAAACAATCGTAACCGTTGTTGCCATTCGACTAGCAGACGAAGAAGCGCGAATGCCAGCAACATTGTCATACTCGCGGGAAATGACGTTGTTGACGGCTGGCCTAACCTGAGCCCCTACGATGTAGCGTGGCCAAGTGGGGCTAAAATCATAGGCTTCGTACAAGCGACGATTGGCCATTGACAGCACCTTGGACTGTTCAAGCGTGGTGAACGCATCAACGCCCGATAGGGCTTGAACAAGAGTCAGCAGGTCAGAGTATGATTTGTTTTGCATTATACCTTGTTAGGGGAGAGTTCTGGCATCTTCCGGTTGAAGAATCGAAGGAAGTCTTTGCTGTGAACCGTTTCATAGCCATACTTCTTAACCAATCGGAAATACTCGCGTCCGGGCATAACGCCCACGCACTTCCCTAATCCGGGAATGCTCTTGTGATTCTTCATCACAGAGGCTTGTGCGCGAGCTACATTGGTGCGCTCAAACTCTGTGGCCTTTTCCTCAACAAGACTTTCTTTAACGAGATTGAGAAGCTCGTTATCAATTTCTTCTTTGGAGTAGGTATGTGGTTTATGGATGATGTTCATGCAAAACAAAAAGGCCACCCCAATTAAGAGGTGGCCAATTTTAACACGAACTAAGCCTAGCTTAGGCGAGGCTAACCAGACGGAACTTGAACTTAACTTGACCAGCGGTCAGTTCGTTCAACGAGTAGTCTGTACCAGTCGAGACGTTGGGGATGAACTTCAGATCAATGGTGTCGGCCACGGTATAAACCTTGCCGTTTTCATTGTCGATGTAAGCACCCGTGTCAGCAACGAAGGTGATTTCTGTCTGGTCAACGTGCAGGGCCGCAGTTGTCAGAAAGCCATCATCATCCGTGCCGTCGCCAACAATGACGTTCAGCTCATCGCCGCCGCCGCTGTCGTCGAACGCAGTCATCAGGTAGGCCGAGACATCCGTAACCATCGTCCCAGCAGGGATGACGTATGTGAATGTCTTGGTCGCGTTATCAGCCAAAACGCCAGCATTAGCAACCGAGAAGGCTGCGAAGTCAATAATGAGCTCGTCGGACATACCGAACGCGCCTTCGTTAACAGTGAGTTTAGGCATATTATTATTCCTTTCTTGGGATTATGTGAGGGCCGTAATCTTGCCGTGAGCACCGGGGTGTTTCACGATAAGAGTAAGAGCGCAGTCAACGTAGCCACGCTCGCCACCACCGAGATTGGGGAGACGGGTCGAGCCAGTTGGGATGAGTTCAGCAACACCGTAGTACTCAGGGTTAACCAAGTAGCCAGTGTCTTTGTTGGTCGTGTCAGGAGCGCAGTCAGGGTTCATGTTCACGATGGACACAATGCCGTGGTCGCTCTCATAGAGCTCAACGGAGAGCTTGATGGAGGCTTCGCCACCGCTGTACATCACTTTACGAACCGAGTAGTCAGAGCTACCGGAGGTGCGAGCGAAGTCGCTGATGACGCGACGGAGCGCGGTGTCAGCAACAAGCGTCAGACCATTGCTCATGCCAGTAACGCGGAAGATGCTGGTGATGAGGTTGTTGAACACGGTTTCCGTGAAGGTCGTGCCAGAGCCTTGAATCGAACCAGCAGGGGTGCGATAGGACGAGGGAACGTCGGCTGGGCCCGCGCTATCAATCCAGTCGCCAAGACCACGAAGGCCGTAAGGCGTACCAGCGCCGTCTTCAGCAGTGCGGTCGTTATTGGAGCAGAGGGTAGCTTCGATGTCGCGTTTGATTTCGCGGACAGCTTTCGCTTCGGCTTGGGCAATCTTCGCTGGGCCAACGCTGTCAACAGCGTTTTGCAAATCGCTAACCATGTAGTCGCGACGGAACTTTTGGATATAGTTACCGAGGCGAGCGCGGTTAGAGAATTTGTCGGTGAACGAAGTGACGTCAGCACCTTCGGAGACGCCCGTTGTGACGGGGCTCGAAAGGCTGTCCACAGTCCACTCAACGTAGGTGGCGGAAGCTTTGGATTTAGCGGCAGACGAAAGGACGGGTGTTTCCTCGGGGGCGAGGATCGTCAGAACGTCTGTGAGGTCTTCGCGGTTAGAAACAGCGGAGCCCGGATTAGTTGTATCAAATGTGCCTGAAAAAGACATGGTATTAAAAGTTTACTTACGTTTGGTTTTTTGGAGGGTGCGGAAGGCAACAAAGTCGCTAATGCTTCCTGAGTCCATAAGGCGCGTTCTGGCATCCTTCACAGCCTTTTCGCCCTTTGCCGCAGGACGCTCATTGAGAGCGGCAGACGACTCTGGACTACCGGGCGGATTGACCTTGTGACTCGGCTTATCGAGATTGATGAGCTTGCGGCCATACAGCGAGTTAGCAGCGTGTGCCAACAGGTATGGGAGTTGCGGAGCAATTTCTGGCATCACATCCTCAATATTCTTGAGGCGTGGGTCGCTCATCATTGCTTGGTATTGGCGACGAACATCGTTGTCTTCTTGCGAAGACAGCCAATCCAACTCTTTTGTAGCTTGGTTCTCAAAGGCGGAACGTAGCGACTTGCGCTGTTCCTTAGCATTCAACTCTTTTTGCTGGGCGGGAAGATACTTGTCTCGCGCTTTACGAGCACGACGCAAATGATCTTTTACCTCAGCCTTGGTGAGTTCTTTGCCATCCACTGTGGCGGCAATGTCCTCATATCCAAGAGTCTCAGCTTTATCAAGAACATCCTCAGCCCACTCAATCACTTCGTTGACTTGCTCGGATTGTTTACCGAGTTCGTCAGCGGTCTTGATGTGTTCGTAGGGGTTGTTCTCTACCTTTGGCTCAAGGGCGGTTTTACTGGTTTGCTGCTGGATATAAGACTCCATTTGCGCCATGCGCTCTTCAGCCATTTTTCGTTTGGCTGTGAGTTCAGCAATGCGCTTAAGCAGACCCGATTTACCTTTTTGAGCAAGCTCGGCAATGTCATCATCTGACAGTTCCGTTAGGTCAAGTTGTGAAAGAACTTCCTTGCCTTTGGCATCGGTCGTATTCTGAGGTTCGCCACCTTCCTGTGAGTCTGGCGATTCAAAATCTTCCTTGTCCTCTGGCTCGGCCTTCGGTGTGGGCTCTTCGTCAATCTCTTGCTTCTGTGTTACAGGAGCAGAGGGTTTGGCGCGAAGCTCACCCAAACGACGAATAGCATACTGACTCGTCGTGATATTAGACTGTTCATTGTTCACTGTGGGTTTAGCGTCCCCAGCGGCGGACGGTGCGACATTAGACATATTATTGTGTTCCGCTGACTTTACGCCACAGCGATTGCGTAGGGCCATCATAGCAAAGATTTTCCTTGCTATTTTATGACCAGACGCAAAAATGTCTTAGTGCCCTTGTAGCTCAGTGGTAGAGCACCAGTTTTTAACCAACTTAATAAGATATGCTTTCGTAGCTTAATGGTGAAGCACGGCTTTTGTAAAGCTGAGATTGCAGGTTCAAGTCCTGTCGAAAGCTCCACTACCGTCCCATCCGTCGAAGCTGGATTTGATTGAATCCACCAGCTACGAGGATTTCGTCGCATTGAAGAATGCGCCCACTAATCTGCTGAATACGATCAGCACTCACATCGTGCAATTGCTGAATGAGAGACTCACGGGTGCCGTGAATCTCTTCAAGAAAATCAACAAAAGTTTCGTTGTGTGAGAGCTGTTCTAGTTTCTTAGTGTCCATGAATTACTGTTGTTGTGAACCGGGAGCCATGCCCGCAGGGGCTTGTTGCATACTCTGAGTTTGCATACCACCCATTTCGGCAGGAGCCGTACCGATACGACCAATTTGCGCGTTCTGGGCTTGCTGCATCTGGAACTGGTATTGCTGCGCGTACTTCTGGAAGCGAGCCGCGAAGGCTTTGTCCTGTTGTAAACGCTGCATAACGTCAGGCTGCTGTGAATACTGCTGCAAGACTTGCATAGCGACTTGAGCGCCGTTAGGACGAGCGCCCACTTCAATGCCAGCATAAATCTTAGACAAGTCATCTGTGACCATCTTGACGATTTGCTCTTGGGCTTGCTCGCGTGGACGCAGGATGGCGTCAGCAATGACGGGATTGATGGCAGCGCCGCTAATTTCAAGCAACGCATCAACGTCAATGCGCCCATTACGATCAAGCTGCATCAGTTGAACAAACTGGCCGAGCTGTGTTTCCACATTGTCGGGGTCGTTGTGTAGAACGTCGTAGTTGATGATGATGTCGAAGTTTTCGTTAGGGTCGCCCTTGCTAAACTTCTGTGGATCGGACACGCCAGTAACACGGAAGAACACTTGGTCGTGGCCGAAACGCTGATAGCACTTGTAGGACAGGCGAAGCACATCCTTAA